CGTTCTGCATGCAATAATTGTGCATCAGACATAGCCACTTTAGTTCTTTGTCTATTGGAATAAATTTTAGCTCCAGCTTTTAGAGCCATTCCGGCTAGATTAAACCACATATTAGAACCACTTAGCTTTAACTGGTTTTTTATCGGATCTCAAACGTTTTGTACCTTTAACGGTAACCGTTTGAGTTTCAATAGGATCAGTAGCTTCAATTTTAACGCCACCTTTTGGATATCCATCTTTTCCAGCACCTAATTCTTTTGTAATCTTCGGTGCATCAACATATCCTGATCCTCTTTGCCAATCTTTACTCATAATTATCTCCTTTTTCTTTTTATACTTACTTTTTCTTAAAATTTCTACCAAAATCATGACGTTTACTGCGATCTGCCATTTGTTGTTTTGTTAGAGATACATCTGCACGTAAATGAGCTAAATCTTCGTTCTGTTCTAGCTTTTCATCGTGTTGTTGGTCGCCCACCATGACTTTCATAGTATCTAAACCGATTCGGTCTTCGTCATATTCTTTTTTACGCTCGTTATCCATCGCTCTAAGGTCTAATTCTCTCGCTTTTAGCTTCATTAATGGATCGCCACCGAAACCACCGGTAATTTTGTTTTCTTCCTTCGCATACTCTTCCGTCATTTCAGCAATTAACACCGCTTTTCGCGCTTCGATCTGATTAGTTAACTGTTGAATACGTTGTTGCGCTTGCATCACTTGCGGATTTTGCTGCGCGGCTCGCGGGTTTTGCATGACAGGTCCCATTTGTTGTTGAAGGGCTTGTAATTCTTGTAATTCTTTTACAAATTCTAACTGAACTTGTTCTTGGGCCATAAAGGAAATGTGTTCTAAAATATTTTTCTGTATCGCTGCCATAACTTGTGGATTATTTTGCACCATGTTTAAACTCATGAAATGTAAATGGGCATCGATGTGCGCTTTATGGTCTTGTCCACCAAAAGCTTGGAAAGGTTTTCCTGACATCGCGACAATATGTTCTAAAGCAGGATCCATTGGAATCGGTTTCAGCGGCGCCGGTAAAATGGCGTTAATATTTTTAACTCCAACCGCTTCATACATACTTCGATACGCTTGATATAAGTTATGAAGTTGTGGATTTGATTGCGCCAGTTGTAATTGCATTTGCGCCATCGAAATTCTTTGTGTTTGAGAAAAGATATTCGGATCGGCTACCGGTAGAATATCTACACGGTCATCAAAATCGGTTGCTTTAATTTCTTTTTTCGCATTAGGAACATCGTAAGGATAAACGGGGGGTAAATAAGTTTTAAAAACTTGCGCTAATAATTTAAATTCTTGTTTAAGTCCGACGTACAATCTTTTATGAATCGCCGACATCACTCTTGATCCTCTTTCAAGTAGCGCTACGGTTGTTCCGACAGCCGCTTGCTGATTCATATCGCCTACTTGATTGTCTGCGATGCTCGCGAATCGTTGGCCCGCTTGAACGACGATCCCCATCAATTGTAATAAGGTTGGTGAAGGTTCCTTATAAGGCAACTGCATAAACGAGTCTCTAATATTGCCTCCCGGAGCGTCGACATCTCTAAATTCTCCCGGTTGTAAAGGTTGTGCATCGTCTCGAACTCTTATGCCTCTTGTTTTAAATCCGGCAGGAAGATTGGCTAACGTACCTGCATCTAAAAGTTGTCTTAATGCAGAAGTTGCTGTTCTAGATAATCCACCAATCATGTGAATTAAACCAAAACCATAAAAACCTAATCCTGGTAAAAATTTGAAATGAACAAAATAATTTATTTTATTTTTTAAAGGGTCATCTAATTTATAATTTCTTCGAATGGATAAAACTTTAAAATTAGCTTCATCAACAGTTACGACGTAAGGTAATTTAATACCCGTTGGTTCTCCGTCTTCACCAACATCTTCATAGCCTTCTAAATCTAAATTGGTATGAACTTCAATTAAAGTATAAACATCGTCTTGCTTATCTTTGGTAATCCCTTCAAGTTCATGTTCTTTTTTAGTTAATTCATTTTCTGTAATTGGAGGTTCCCCTAACTCAATGTCTCGATAAAATCCTGAAACCTGTTGTTTACGTAAATCATTTTGAGAAATTTTAATAACGTGTACAATCGCTTCCGCATCTTCTAAAGAAGTGGCAGCATAAGGTACCACCAAATCATCCGCCGGGATGAATTTGGAAACGGCCCTACCTAAAAGTTGGTCGTAATAGACTTTCTTGAATGTAGAGCCGGCGAGGGGTAAATAAAAAAGCATTTGATCAAACTCAGGTTCATATTCTTTCATCTGATCCATAAGTTGATAATTCATAAAATCTTTTACACGATGCGCTTGATCTTGTTTCGCTTCATTCACATCGCCTAAAATCTGTGCTCGGACAGGTCCGTCAGCAGGTAATAATTCTTTATAAGCTGTTGCTTGAAATTGTGTAACCGCTTCAGCAAGTACTGGGTGAGTCACGCCTGACGCGCCTCTAAAAGGTTCGGTTCTTCTATCATATTTAAATCCTAAAAGATCTAAACCTTCTCGATAACTATCTTCCCAGTCTTTTCTTGAATTTCTATAATCTCTATAATCGTCGGTAAGTTTGGAACCTAAATCATCTAAAACACTATCTTCTAAAAATTCTGCCAAATTGGCATAGTGATCTTCTCCCCCTTGAGGCGAAGCTGTAGCAGGGTCAAAAGAGACTTCTGCGCCTCCTTCTTCCGTCATTTCTATTTCAACGGGTTTTCCTTCACTATCAACTTGTTGAATTTTTTCTTTAATTTCTTCTTCGATTTCCACTTCTCCTGGAATCTCAACGGTAGTTTTAGTATTGGGTAATGGTTTCTCTATTTTAGCCATTTAACTATTCTATACTCTCTTATTGATTGTTTCAACACCTGAAAGGGTTCTATCCTGATATTTTAGCATTGTCAATTTCTTCTGGATTGAAAAGGTCATATATAAAACCTTCCTTGTTTTTGTATTTTTGATACTGGTCATAAGCGGTTAAACCGGTGCTTAGAGCTAATCCGGGTAAACCTAAAAATCGACTTGCACCCCTGATCATTCCTGGACTCATTCCAAGTCTCATTACAGAAGCTAACTTACCGCTTTTATCTGCTAATCCTGCAGCTTTTGTTAAAGGAGACATCGTTGCCAACCCTAACCAGTTAAAAGGATCTTTTGCAATTTCAGATGGATCTCTTCCTTCTTCAATTTGTTTATTAATAAAGTATGCATCGATGGCCGCCGTCGGTAAGGGAGCTCCTAACGCCGCTAATTTTTTTAAAGCGCCTTTCCCTATACTTCGTCCTTTTTTAGTAGCCAAACCCGTAACCGCTGTTCCCGCTACGACAGGAATTGGATTCTCTACCGCCCATGTTAGTAAGCCGGCCTGCGATACCTTGTCATCGGTTTGCGGATCGAGGAAAGCTCCTACTTCTTTATTATATTTAACTGATGGAACTTCAGGTAATTTTGTTTCGGGTTCAGCTGCTTCAACTTCTTTCGGTTTTAGCATTTGATAACCTAGATATGCTGCCACAGGTATTCCAAAAATTCGTGGAGCCCCTGCTCTCATTAATTTCATTGCTTGTTTCATTCCCCTCCCACCTTCAAGGAAAGGTTTAATTTGATCTATTGTTCTAATATCTGAATGAACTTTAAAGGAATAACCATGTTTTGCATATATATCATCAAACATGTCTCCATAATTAGCTAACGCAGTTTTATTTTTTATAACGTTATTTGGTTGCTCAAAACTTATTTCTAAAGCTCTAACGGGAGGTTCTCCTGATTTTAAATTTTTATTTGCCTCCGTCGCAAAAGCTTTTGCTTTAGAATTATATTCCGCAGCTATTTTCTTTTTTTCGGCTAATGTTTTAGCATTTTGTAATTTTTTTTCATAGATACTTGTGTGTTTATCAAGTGCTTCTGCTTTTTTTTGATTAATATCTGCTTTAATACCTTGAACAAAAAGACTATATGGACTAGTTCCAAATCTTGCTGATGATCTTATATTTTTAATTTCATCAGTTTGATAGCCCGAGCCAGGTAGCATCTCTGAAATTCTTTTTCTTAAACCCGAAAAAAAAGTTCGAGTCTTTCCTAAATCTTTGGCAACTTTTTGTTCTGCTGCTACTCTTTGTAATCCGCCACCTATACCACCAAATAATCTTATTCGTGTAACTTCACCAAGACCTTCTGTTAAGGGCCTTATTCTTCTTAAAAATAAATCATCTTTAACTTTTAAATATGTAGCATCACCACCATAAGCTTCTATCAACTGTCCTATTCGTCTTGTTGCTAAGCTATCATTCACGCCTAAAATTTTTTGTGTTTTCTTAATTAAACTTAGTAAATTTTTATTTCCTCCTTTCATTAATCTTTTAACTTCAGAATTATTTAATTTAAATAAATCCTTTTTTATTTTTTTAACAGAGGTTGCAGTTTCTCCCTCTACGCCACTTGGAACTCCTTTTATTTTCTTTTTTAAATCATAAAGAATAGATAACATTCCTGATTTTTTAATTACGGGAAACTTATTTTTTAAAATTTCATTTGCTTCTCTAACACTATACTTACCTGTTTTTAATAATTTTTCGGCTTCCACCTTTCGTTTCTCAAACATCATTTTTCCATAGGTAGTATGTGGAGCTTTAATTAAATTAGCTTTTATTCTTTCAACTATTTCTTTTGTAGGGGGTTCGTATAAACGCCTATTGTGTCCTTTCACTCCAGGTCGAGTATCGGGTATGTTTTTTATATTTGCTTGTTTACTTAACCGAACTATATTAGAAACATTATCTGGATTAACTCCTGGAATCTTAAATTTATCTAATGCTTTTCCAAAATCTTCTGGAGTTAAATAACCTTTTATAGAACCATAGAGTTCTTTTAATTTTGTATCTCTAAATTTTTTAGCAGCTGCTAAAGTTTTAAATCCCGTTTTATAAATAAAATGTTTAGAAGATTTACTCCCAATTTCAACACGATATCCATTAAGTGTAGGATATATATTTTTTTCCGTCGATACAGTATAAGCCACTATCGTCTCCTAGCGAACATCGTAGCGAGGCCACCTCGAGAAAATAATTCGTCTCCCCACTCAGTAGTTTGTCCATCTACAGTAGACCGAGTATCACTATGATAATCACCCCCTGTACTCTCAGCTTCTTTATGAGATTGAGGACCTAGTATATTTCCACTTTCTGCTGCTTGAGTAGCAAGAATGAGTGCGGCAGCTTTTTTCTTTTTTTCCTCTCGTTTAGCAATATCAATTAATCCTGCATCACTTTGCATGTTTCTTCTTTGAACTGCTAAAGGTCTGTAATAATTTAATTGTTTCATTTGCATTGATGGGTTGTTCACATTCCATCGGCTACGTGGATCATTGAGTTGTCGTTGTACTATCTCTTCCAATTCGGTAACTCTATTTGTTACATAATCTGCATAGTTTCCAAAAGCAGATCTTGTATTAATTCCAAAGGGATCTTTGTTGGCCATGTTTGTTTCAGGATCAGTATAGCCCATCTGAGATTGAATAAAGGATTGATCTCCTCGAGGCATATCATAATATTTATCAGGCAACATTTTTGCTATCCCTGCTCCCATTCCTAAAGGTAAATTGGAAGTTAATCTTGCATCTTTCACTCCGCTTGCCAATAAGTCTTCAGCTGATCTTTGTTGAGGTATATAATTTCCGATAAGTTGTGCGAGTTTA